TGTGCTGATGCCGCTTGGCGTTGCCCTATAAAGGACATACCAGCAGAAGCAATTCCCGCGATTAAACCGATTGGCGCACACATGATCTATATTGATTTGTTAATGATGACAAACTCGTAGAAGGGTTGGTTGTCTAGTTGAAGTTCTTTAATGAATGTAGCTCCACAGAACTTGAGCCAGCGAATAGCTTGCTTGTTGTCCTTGTGAACTACGTTACCGCAAAAGGTAAATGGTTTGATGATCGTATTGACCCAGAGCCTAGAGACCTTAACGAACTCTTTTCTGGCTAACTTAAAGCGGTCAGAAGCGAGTAACCACACGTATCCAGGTCCTCCCTCAAGTCCCCCTGAGCCAAACATGGCTAGTGGATTGTCCTCTAGGTCGAGCACTGAGAACGTGTATAAGTCGTTATTTAAGCCCGCGAGAAGCGCATCCTTGGGTGTAGACCCAACACATTTTACTTCTAGCGCATCCATAGCCCTCATATCTTGGACTATTGGGTCTACGTGGGCCTCTTCAGCCCTACATATTTTAGCTGTTTTGTAATGATGCAGGACAGAGTTATCCATACCTGTTTGATCGAGAGTGGACAAAGGACTCAAACTCAGCTCCTTGAAGTGTGCTTGGGTATGGTGTTCCGTTCTCGATGGTTATTGTTGTGTTCTCTGGCTTGGTAAACACAGGGAAACTAAACGTCCCTGAATCAAGACTAATGCGGTCTACATCGGAGGCATCAACAACTTGTGTTGTGAACTCGTTTGTATACGTATCGCGTCTCTCTGGTGTCACCTTCACTTGGAAGAAGGCTGAGTCATCAAAGAACACATTTCCATTCTTTATTTTATTCTTTGTGTATCCAGTGGCTGACTTGCCTTTACCGGATGCCACCTTAAAAATCTGCTCAGAGAACGTGTATTGCATGTCATACTCGACACCTACGAATACGTCTCTGTCTGTTGTTTGTGATTCAAAGACAAGTTGGTTTGAGTTGGTAATGTAATCAACATTGTTAATAGTGATTTTACCCCTTGTGTATGGAATCTCCATACCTGTAGCCCTGTCGATTACCTTGAGCCTTGCTCCTGTTGGGTTAAAGCTGTTGCCATTAAAGTCAGTGGCCTCAAAAGGAAGGTAATCAAGGTGTGTATCAGATGCGTCATCTACAGCAGTAAGTTGTGTTTGATTAGCCCTAATCTTCTTAGCTACTCTAAAATCAAGGTGAGTCATAAAGCCAAGGTTTGATCCGTCACTAAGGTTCTCTTCGTCAGGAAGACCAGAAGTAAACGTCATCCCCAAGATCATAAAGTCCTTACCAGTAGACCTTACTAAAGCTCCGCTTCCATACTCACCACCAGTAAGAAATTGGTAACTTGACCCAAAATACCTGTCGGTTGCGATGTAGAGAGTTGAGTCAATAAAATCAATACCTCTAATCTCACACCCTTGCAGAGTAAACTTACTCCACGCACTCAGGATCTTTTGGTTGCCACTCCAGAAATACTTGTAGATATACAGGGTGTCTTTTGTCTCGCTGCTAAGAACCGCAATAACGTCCTCAGTAGATGACCCAGCCACATCAATAACATTCTTTGGGATGTAGCTTGGAATGTGGTTTGTGACTTCTTCAGCCGTGTAGGTGTCACCGGTAGCACTTACAGCAAACTCTCTGAGTCCTGAGAAGTTGCCACGGGTAAACGGAAAGTAAATGTAGGAACCAAGGGAGATCGGGTTGATTCCTGTGGCTTGATCGTAGTTAGTAATTGGGTTTACTGATACTGTGGAGGGAGTCAATAGGTCGCCCCCTTTGAGCACAAACTGTCCCCTGTTACTGAACAAAATAAGGTTCTCTTGAAACGCTTCTGCTGACTCTAGGTTAGTTACGTTTGTAGTAGCTACTCCAATGTCAATAGGATCTGAGTCCAACAGGTTAGTTACTGTGGTTCTAAACAGGTTAAAATACTCACCTGCTTCACTCATAACCACCTTGTCTGCTGACAGGAATCCAAGACGATTCTTGTAGAAAAACAAGTTGTTGATTGGGCTGCCTATGAAAGAAGGATCAGGGTTTGATGTTCGGTCCCCTGCTTGTCGCCCACTCCACGGAGTAGTTGTAAGTTGAAATCTGTTTAAACTCTGAGAAACCAAATTGTATGGCATGTTAGCTGCGTCCAGTGCGTTAGGGACGTTAAATCCTACATCTTCAACCCAACCACCGCGGCCCATCTCTCCATTGTTGAGAATTTCGTTAGTCCTAAAATTTAAATAGTAATCGTCTTCACTAAGCTCTGCGTCCCCACGAACCTTTACACGGAACCCATGTGGAGCTACGACAGGAAGGTCAGTAATGTCAGCTACTTCCTTGTAGACCACACCAAGACCTTTGTCTGCAAATCCGTCTTTTGTTTTGATGTCAAAAGCTGCTGTAGTGGACTTAACAAGTTTGATTGTAGAGCCTTGTGGTGTAGCTGTAATAGAACCTCCAAAATCACCTGCTAAATCAGCCGCAATAACAGCAGAATCAATTAATACTCCAGAAGAATCACCTGCTGTGCTTATTGTTGTAGCTGTAGCTATATGATTTGTTCCCCCACCTAAAACAGACACCTCATAAGTTTTGTCATACCCCGCTTGCTTAACAAATACCAAAGCTTCGTTCTCATTTACGTCATCAGAAATATCTTCAGCCACTTGGCTCATCTGAGTAGTAACCGTTTTGTTTACAATCCAAGTATTGTCTCCAACAGTAAGCGCCTTGAGGTTTTTTCTAGGGTTAGTTGTCTTTAAATAAGGAGCAAGCGTATTTAGATCTATTGGTGTTGTGCTTCCATCGTTGTATTTCATCGTCCCGCTATCAAGCAGGTTGTGAATAGTCAACGTAGATGGAGTAATAACCATTAAATACTTTTCAGACTCACTTCTGTTAATCGTATGGACAAAAGCATTCTCGCCAATCTCTGTTGCGTCATACTTAATGAGGTTCGCATTTGGACGCTTCTTCAGTCCATCAGCTACAGACGAGTAAGCGTTTATCTGCTCCTTGCACTGACCGTCATACTTGAGTGTGTCAGGCTGCTGGCTAACCCCTTGGATTAGGTTGGGAACAGAAGTGTTGATTAGCGGCATATCTTATTAGATGTCGTAGTTACGATTGATACCAATGCCTGTATAGACATCGTAGTTGTCAAAGATTGTCCTGTCACTTCCTCTGGAATCTACTTCTTCGAGTTGTGACTTTGCAATGAATTCGTCCCTTGCAATCAAAGCTTCAAGTTCTCTTGATCCCATCATGCGAGTCTGGAAAATCCTTGAGGCTCTTAGTGTGATGTATCTACGTGCTTGTTCGTGTAAATCATCCCAGTCCAGAAGAAACGTAATGGTTACATCAAGAGAACTAGAGAATTCGTTTGTGTTGTTTTTGCGGTCGTAAAGTTTTAGGCCACGCTGAACGACATCCTTTGAGCCGTCAGTTGTGTCTACGTGCAGTGTGTTTGAGGGGAGCTGAATAGTATTATCAGCCAGTGGAGTCAGGGTGTATTTGTTTGTGGTATTGAAATGCCACCCCATGGTTTGCACCTCTCGACTAACTTCATCCAATACTGACAAAGCTGTAGAAGCTGAAACAGGGAGGGTAGAGGTGTCTGCAATGCTGTTCACTGGAGCTTCTCCAATGTGACCTAGCATACTGTTGACTGCCTCTAGTTGAGTTGTGAGAGTTGCCATAAATTTAAAATAGAAAAATGGGAAGCCCCCACAGGGATTGAACCTATGGGGGCCTCCAAGTTTAGTTAGTTAAGATTATGTGGTCTTAACGACAACAGCAGCTTCAGGACGAAGCACACCGTGACCCATTGCATACTTAGCTGCAAAGAGGGTAGCTTGACGCTCGATCTGATACTCACTTTCGGTAGCAAGATCAAGAAGCTTAACGGTTCCTACAGCAGCTTCGTGACCGGCAATAAAGCCACATCCTTTAGCAAATGTAGTTCCATCAGACATATCGGCAAAGTCGCCATTGTATCCGTGAGGAGTAGTATCAGAACTGCTAGTATCACCAAACGGATCGTTGTTGACTCCAGGAGCAGCAGTATCCTTAACAGTTCCTTCAAGGGCACTTACATCTTTGATGTGGTTACTCTTAAAGAGACGAATACCAGCAACCTCAACAATAGTTCCTTTAGCGGCATCTGCGCTACCTCCAGAAGTATCCTTGTTAATTGCTGTGTTGTCAGCAGTAAGAAGCTTGTAGTATTCAGCAGGAGACATAACAGCAAAACGTCCCTCAGAAGGAACATCTTTAGAGTCAAGAGTCTCAGCTACGCTAAACAGAGCATTCACAATCGCACCTGCTGTAGTAAGGTTACCACCGTCAAGAATAGTTCCTGCACCTTGTGGAGCAGTAGCACTCTCACTAGCAGCAGCAATAAACGTCTTAATGATGTTCAAGTCACACTCCTTAGCCAGCGCCTTACCAAGCTCTGCGGAATAAATAGAACGAAGATCGTAATGGTTACGAAGCTCGTCGATATTAGCAATAAGCGTGGAAGCAACAAGAAGGTCATCAATAAAGACTTGCCTCTCGTTGTGGGCAATTTGTGACAAGTAGTTTCCAGTAATAAGAGAATCACCCGGAGTGTGGTATGAAGCACTCGCGGTTCCTGTTACTGGGAAGCTTGCCGATTTACCTGAACTAATGGAGCGAACCATAGTCAGGTCTTTCATAATGT